AAGCGGTACTGGCGGAAGTAGTGGATCAAGTGGTACTAGTGGATCAACTGGAAGTAGTGGATCAAGTGGTACTAGTGGATCAACTGGAAGTAGTGGATCAAGCGGTACTAGTGGAAGTAGTGGATCAAGTGGTACAAGTGGATCAAGTGGTACAAGTGGATCAAGTGGTACTGGTGGAAGTAGTGGATCAAGTGGTACTGGTGGAAGTAGTGGATCAACTGGAAGTAGTGGATCAAGTGGTACTGGCGGAAGTAGTGGATCAAGTGGTACTAGTGGATCAAGCGGTACTAGTGGAAGTAGTGGATCAAGTGGTACTGGCGGAAGTAGTGGATCAAGTGGTACTAGTGGATCAAGTGGTACTGGCGGAAGTAGTGGATCAAGTGGTACTAGTGGATCAAGTGGTACTGGCGGAAGTAGTGGATCAAGCGGTACTAGTGGAAGTGGGGGTAGTTCAGGTACTAGTGGTACGAGTGTATCTGTGAGTGGTACTACGAATACGATTGTTAAGTTTACTAGTTCTACTACGATAGGTGATACTACTACGCCTATATTTGAATCCAATAGTAATATTGGTATTGGTACAAGTAGTCCAACTTCAAAGTTACATATTACTCAAACATCGGCTACTAGTGCTTTACTTCTTGACAGTAACTCTACATCTATATATTCAACATTGGAATGGAAAGTAAATGGTGGAAATTTATTAGCACAAGCATTCTCTGACTCTTCAGACGCTTCTTTATATGTTAGAACGATATCAAGTGGTTCATTAAAATTTGGCACTAATGCTACTGAAAGAATGCGTATAACTAGTGCCGGAAATGTTGGTATAGGTACAACAACTCCTACTGACAAATTATCCGTAATTGTTAGTGCGCCAGCAACTTTGGCAAGTACCAGTGATGGATTGAGAATTACTGATGGCACAAGAAATGTACAATTATCTAGATTGGGTAGTACATACAGTTATGCTGGTGTAGCAGGATCAGGTTCAATGTTATATAGTTATGATAAACTTAACATTGTTGCTGACACAAGCAATCCAATTATATTTAATACAGGTGGTTCTGAAAGAGTTCGTATTACATCTGGTGGTAGTGTGGGTATAGGCACAGCAAGTCCAACTACAAAATTAGATGTTTTTGTAAATGGTGGAGAAGGTCTTCCATCAGTGGTAACTGGCGAAAGGATGAGAATTATATCTAATGATGTTATTGGTAGGAGTGGATTTTTAAGTATTATCGCAGGAAGTTCTGCATATTCTGGAGTATTTTTTGGTGATAAAGATGCTGCAGATGTAGGAAAAATTAGATATTATCATACAGACAACTCATTACAATTTTTAGTAAATGGTAGTACTGAAAAAATGCGTATTGCTAGTGATGGTAATGTTGGTATAGGTACATCAAGTCCTACTGCTATTTTAAATGTAAAAACTAGTGCCGTTGCAAATCGTGAAGTTTTCATGGGGGATTCGGCTGCTGTTGTTGGGGTATTTAGAGCAAGATTAGATGACAATTCTTTGTCTTTCATATCTTTAGAAAATAGAGACACAAATACTATAACGGATCATGGTATTGGAATTAGATTTAATTTAGGAACAAATGCTTCAAATGATGCTATTAATGCTGGTGGTATTTATTTAGGAAAAGAACAGACATGGACTGTTACTGCATCAACACAAGATTCATATTTAATATTTAACACATCATTAGATGGTACAGCAAGTGAAAAAGTAAGAATTACATCAGCAGGTAATGTGGGTATAGGTACAACAAGTACTGCTCAAAAATTACATATTGTTGGAAGTACATTAATAACAAATGGTAATTATCATTATGGATATACATTAGTAGGCGCACAAGCTTCATTGATAGGCATAAGTGCTAGTGATAATATTTCAGTAGGTCAAGACAATGTAAATCACGCAAACACTATTATATATGGTGGATTGGGTGTGATTGATTTAAGTACTTCTGGTTCTACTAGAATGAGAGTTGGTTATAATGGTGATGTTGGTATAGGCACAACAACGCCTGATATTTTTGGTCGTTTTTACACTAGAACCATTGGGTTCAATTCCGCCGGTTCAACCGTGATGCAGATCAATGGTACCAGTTATGGTGGAATTGATATCGGAGCAGCGGGTACTCGTACTTTTGGTATTACGGCAAGCGGAACTGAGGCGCAAATTACGACCGTGACGAACATTCCATTGATATTCAATATTAACAGCGTCCCCAAAATGACCCTCAACAGCACAGGGTTGGGGATTGGCACAAGTAGTCCTACAGGTGAATTACACATATATGCATCTCAACCTGCATTTAGAATTCAAAGTAGTGTAAGTGGTAGTATGCAATTTGGTCAGTGGGATGGTACATACAACAGAATACAAAGTAGTGCGAGAGACTTTCTTTTAATAAGTACTGACGCTACAAACTTAATTTTTAGCACAAATACCACAGAAAGAATGCGTTTAACAAGTGGTGGTAATTTAGGTATAGGTACAACTAGTATTAACGCTAAATTAGACGTATTACAGTCATCTACTTCAAATAATCAATTTAAAGTTTATTCTGATGATAGTACCGCACAATTAAGAACATATAGTACTTCTGACGGATATGGTTTGATTATAAATCAATATTATGCAGTTGCGGGCAGTCCTTATTTAAGAAGCGCTGATTTTGTAGCATCAACCGGTGACGTTTCATCTACCATGATGAGATTTTTTACCAAAGATTATTCATCCAATCCAGCTGAAAGAGTTAGAATTACTTCTGATGGTAATATTGGTATAGGCACAACTAGTCCTGCTAATAATTTGGTTGTATACAATGGATCTGGTTGGGCAGGTGCAGATTTGAATGGTACGTCGGGTGGCGAATTGATCTTTAGAACAAGTGGAACATTAAAAGCAAATATATATGCTTCTACTTCAACCGGATTTGTTCTTAATGGTGCAAGTGAAACTATATTTCAAATTGGCGCTTCTGAAAAGATGCGTCTCACAGGTGGTAATTTAGGTATAGGTACAACAGGGCCCGTTGCATTTTTGGATATTGTTGGTAATGGTATACACACAATATTAAGAAATACTAGTGCAACAAGTTATACCTCTTTAAGACTATATAATGATCAAAATAGTGCGGTGCGTGCATTAGAAATTGATTATTCAGGTGCGTCTTATTCAGGTGCTTTAATTACAAGTGGTCCAACAGGTGAATCTGCTTGTGTAACAACCACAGGTGCATATCCATTAGCATTTGGTACCAATAATACTGCCAGAATGACTATTCTATCAGGTGGTAATGTTGGTATAGGCACAACCGCGCCAGCTTATAACTTGGATGTAACTGGTAGTATATCTGCTGATGCTTTTCTTGGTAAATCATTTGGTCTGACTGGTACTAGTGGTAGTACTGCTATATATGATGCATATGTTACCAATGGTACTGGTGAAGTATATGAATTGATGGCAACAGGCAATCCAAATTCAGCTGGTTCTGGCTATTATAAGGATGTGATGTTTGGTAAAATTATAATTGGTACTGGTTGGAATGGATCTGCTGTAACTACGTATATCAATTATGTACAAGAAAATCCAGATCCACGTTCATTGTATAGTAGTGGATTGGGTACATCATTAAGTGCTTCGATATTTTTTAAATCCGGTTCTAGTGAAGTGTCCAACAAACCTGTGCTTCAATATACAAAGATAAGAGTAAAGATTGGTTCTTATAATAGTAGCAATGTTGGAAATTATACCACGGTGAGAGTAAAAAGACTTTTCTAATTATATAATATATGGCAACACTCACGAACTTAATATCGAATGCAACCGGTAATGTAGGTATAGGTACAACAAATCCTACTGCTAAATTAACAATCGTAGATAATACGAATGGTGGATCAATTAATTTGGTGGGTAGAACAAATGATGATACAGCAGCAATTAATTTTAGAGCAAATGGTGACGCGTCTACTTATGCTTATGTTGCTCCTGATACAAATGAGTTTAGATTATATCATAATGATGGGTTCATGTCTTTTTATCCGGGTGGTAGTGAAAAAGTTAGAATTACATCTACTGGTAATGTTGGTATAGGTACAACCAGTCCAATTCAAAAATTAAGTATAATAGGCGCAACAGAAGCTGGTGTAAATACATCAACAACAGGTGGTCCCGCATATTACATTAGATATGATGGTGCAAATGGTAATTATCTAAACAGCATTGGTGCTGAATATTCAAGTGGTAACATGATTCTTGGATATGGTGCAACAGGCAAAGCAAGTTCTGCTGGTTATGTATCTACATTTGCAAATTTTTCCGGACATAGATCTGCATTGATGGTTGGCGCCGGTACTCTAGAATTTAAAAATTCAAGAACATCTTTATCAACAACTGTTGGTTCAGATGTTCCAATGACAAGTAGTTTATATATTAATAATTCTGGTAATGTTGGTATAGGCACAACAAGTCCTAGAGGTAAATTAGAAATTAATAATGCTAGTGATAGTCGTTTAATTGTTTATGAAACTGGTACTTCTCCATATACAGCTACTCTTGAGTTAAGCTCTCAAGTGTTAGGTACTTATGGTGCTACTGTCCAATATACTTCTGATGCGGAACGTTTGACAATTGAAAATTATGGCAGAACGGCGACTAATTCTACCATTGGAAGTATATTATTTAAAACAAAGATAAATAATACTACAGCGACGGATGTAATGATTATAAATGGCTTTACTGGTAATGTAGGTATAGGTACAACAAGTACTGATGCTAAATTACAAGTATACTCTACTACTGGTACTACCCAAATATTTAATCAATTACAATTAACTAATATGGGTGTTGGCAATAACGGCGATATAGTAGGTATTGGATTTGCTGCGGGTGAATCTACTCAATATGGAGTTAAAGGATCTATTGGATTTGTAAGAACCACCTCTTATGGTAGAGGAGATATAACATTTTACACAAATAATACTGCCGCAAACGAATCTGTTTCCACATCAAATGAAAGAATGCGCATTACATCTGGCGGTAGTGTTTTAATAGGGGTAAATGGTGCGTATAATTCTTCAAGATTACTTCAAGTAAAAGATGGTTTAGTGATTGGAAATAGTTTTTATACTTTTGCTAGCATAGATACTAGTGGTACAGCAGATTTAATATTATCATCCAATGCAAATCCAGCAAATCTAGGATCTAATAGCAATATTATATTTAAACTTGGTACGTCCGCAGGCGGTGGACCAGATGAAAAAATGAGAATTGTTAGTAACGGTAATGTAGGTATAGGCACAACTAATCCATCAACTATTTTAACACTTAGTAAACCAATTGACGCTGCAGCTTATGGATCTGGATCAAGAATGATTGATTTTAAATCATACTATCCAGGATATGACGTAGACAGCATTAAATCAGCAATATATTCTGGTGTATCAGATAAATTTACATTAAATACAAACGGTGGATATTTAGCATTTTTAGTTAATCAAAGTGGTTTTAGTGGAAATAGCAGTACCAATTTGATTGAAGCAATGAGAATTGAAAAAAATGGTGCTGTTGGTATAGGTACAAGTAGTCCTGCTCAAAAATTGCATGTAGTCGGAAATGTTCTTTCATCTTATAATATTTTAACCTCAGTAGTAAAAATATCTTCAGCATCAGACGCAGCTTCATACATTTCTGTAGACGGATACACAGCGGGATTGAGTTATGCTGGAACTTATATAGGATTAGCAAGTCTTGTTGGATTTGGAGTTTCCGCTAATCTTTATATTGGAGGAGGATTTCCAATTATTCCTACTGGATGGTCTGGAACAATATCTGGTATCGCATATGCGAATGCTACCAGTCTGGCGACATCTGTATTATTGCAAACAAGCCCAGATGGTTCGACTTGGACAACAAGAAGCCAAACTGGAGCAATAAATGGAACAGAAACATTAACATATTCTGTTTCTGATTCATCAACCCCCCTATATGTAAGATTTACATTACAACAAAGCTCTGGTGGAACTGTTGCGGCCAATAATTGTAATATACAAAATATTATTATTACAAATTTACCATCTTTACCAAATAAATCATCTATATCAAATAGATTTATAGTGAATGGCGACGGTAATGTTGGTATAGGCACAACTGCGCCAGCTTATAAGTTGGAAGTAAATGGTAGTTTTGCTGCTACAACCAAGAGTTTCAAAATTGATCATCCTACCAAAGAAGGTAAGAAATTAATATATGGTAGTTTGGAAAGTCCATATCATGGTATCAGATTGACGGGAAGAAATACATTAGTTAATGGTAAATATAAAGTACAACTACCAGATTATGTTTGTAAATTAGTAAGAGTTGAAAGTGTAAATGTACAATTGACGGGAATAAAGTGCGGTAAAACACTATATATAGATGATATTAATATACCTGAAAATTACTTTGTTGTTGCTTATGATAAAACAGTATTTGAAAGTTATAAAACTTATGATTTTTTCTGGGATTTTACAGCAATAAGAGCAGACGTACCTGAGTTACAAACTGAAATGTAAAATATCACAATTAGAAACAATAATATCACAATTACTGAAAAATAGATTATAAATACTTAAAGTTAGTATACTATTTATATAACGAATGAAAATCGATTCGCCGCAAATTTTAACGCCGGGTATGACAGGTTCTGTATTAATTACAGGATCTGTTAATATTATAGGTCCAGTTACCGGATCTAATCTCAGATTAACAAATCTATTATCCGGCGTTAGCAGTTATTTCGTCGCTATCGACAACACAACTGGTAATATATTCAAATCAACCGCCACTCCAGCTGGATCAAGCGGTAGTAGTGGTACAAGTGGAAGCAGTGGATCAAGCGGTACAAGTGGTAGTAGTGGCACAAGTGGAAGCAGTGGATCATCTGGAACAAGTGGAAGTAGTGGAACATCTGGTAGTAGTGGATCATCTGGTACAAGTGGTAGTAGTGGTACAAGTGGATCAAGTGGTAGTAGTGGATCATCTGGTACAAGTGGTAGTAGTGGTACAAGTGGATCAAGTGGTAGTAGTGGATCAAGTGGATCAAGTGGTAGTAGTGGTACTGGCGGATCGAGTGGAACATCTGGTAGTAGTGGTACTAGTGGTGCCGACGGATCATCTGGTACTAGCGGATCAAGTGGTACATCTGGTAGTAGTGGATCAAGTGGTACAAGTGGATCAAGTGGTAGTAGTGGTACTGGCGGATCATCTGGTACAAGTGGTAGTAGTGGTACTAGTGGATCATCTGGTACAAGTGGTAGTGCCGGATCAAGCGGTAGTAGTGGATTACTAGCATTAACTGGTAGTACGACTAATGGTGTTATTACATATAATGGATATGGTAACAGTGCTACTGTACAATCTGATTTAAGATATAGCAATGATACGTTATATATTGATGGAAACTTAAATGTTGCTGGTACCGCAACAATTTTCAGTGCAAGTTATATTATTATTACGAGTAGTCACGTTATAATTGGTGATAATATCATCACATTAAACGCTTTGAGTCCGTATAAGCGATTTGCTGGTTTGGAAATGCATGACAGTGGTAGTAATGCCATGAGTAGCATGTTGTGGGATAGTTTGGGTAATTATTTTTTTGTTAGCGGTAGTACCACAACCAATAGTCAAAATAAATTTATAGTTGGACCGAATAACAATGTTGATTTGACTACAAATTATGTAGCTAAAGCGACTGCTGGAAATCAAATTGGTGATAGTAATATTATAGACAATGGTTCGATTGTAAAAATAAATAGCAACACACAGATTACTGGTAGTTTAACTACAACGGGTGCTATAAAAGCTAGAAGTTTTACAGGTAGTTTTAGTGGCAGTTTAGCTAAAGGAACATATTATATAACAAGCAGTTGGGCTATAACCGCTGTAAATGGTGGTACCAAAATTTTAACTGGCAGTTATTATCCTATTACAAGCAGTTGGGCGATAAATGCTGTAAATGGTGGTACCAGTATTCAAACTGGCAGTTATTATCCTATAACCAGTAGTTGGTCATTGAGAAGTATTAGTGCTAGTTATGCTAATAATTTTGGTAGTAGTATAACTCAGAGTTTTACAAATAGTAGTACTTGGACGTTTACACATTTGTTGGGTCAGAGATCTGTAATAATACAAGCATATAATACTAGTTATGATCAAATATTACCACAAAGTATTAATTTACAAACTAATAATACGGCGATACTTACATTTCCGAGTCCAATTAGCGGATTAGCTGTAGCTACAAGAGGTGGTAGAAGTATTACTAATTTTGTGCCTGTAACTGGTAGTATATATCCGTTGACTAGCAGTTGGGCTATTAATGCTATAAATTTGAAGGGTGGTACTATAACGTCGAGTGGTGCGTTGATTAATGGTAATTTGAGAGTAAATGGTAGTGCTATATTTTTCAGTGCGAGTTATATATATCTTACCAGCAGTCAATTTATAGTGGGTGACAATATTATTACACTTAATGCTAATAGTCCTGTTAAGAGATTTGCTGGTTTGGAAATGAATGATAGTGGTAGTAGTGCTAAGAGTAGCTTTTTGTGGGATAGTTTGGGTAATTATTTCTTTATTAGTGGCAGTACCACGACTAATAGTCAGAACAAGGTGATAGTTGGTCCGAGTAACAATAGCAACCTGACTACTAATTATGTAGCTAAAGCGACTGCTGGAAATACTTTGGGTGATAGTGTAATTTATGATAATGGTACAAATGTTGGTATTGGTACTACAAGTCCTGCTACTAAGTTTGAAATGTATGGTGGTCAGATGGCATTAAAACTTACAGGAGCAACCACTGGTTCAATTCAATTTAAAAATAGTAGTGGTACAAAAATACAAGAAATAAGATATGATGATAGTGATGGTAGCATGACACTAGGTGGTATTGGTTCATATCCTATTAAATTTATTACAAGTACCACAGAAAAAGTTAGAATTGCTGGTGATGGTAATGTTGGTATAGGCACAACAAGTCCAGGTACATCATTGGAAGTATATGCTATACCTGCTACTTCAACAACTTTGCGACAAATGCTTATCATTAACACTGATTTTGCAAGTGCGACAGGAACTGGTTTTGGTGGATCTATAGTATTTAGAGGAAGAACTCCTGGAAATATATTAAGAGACAACGCACAAATATCTGCATATAATGAAGATATTGGCGATAATGGATATGCGTTGGGATTTTATACAAGACCAAGTGATGGTGGTGGTTTACAACAAAGATTAACTATTTTAAGAGCCGGTAACATGGGTATAGGCACAACTGCGCCAGCTTATAAATTACAAGTGAGTGGTAGTATTGCTCCTGTGGGAGATAATAAGTTTCCGCTTGGAAATACAAGTAATAGATTTAGTGATGTGTTTGCTGCACAGTCAACAATTGGTGGTTTGTTTGAAACTGGATTAAGAACAACTGATCTTGGTTTATGTGAAACAGGTACAATTGTGAGTTGGAAAGTTGATAAGTGTGTACCGTGTGAAATTGAAGAAGATGAGTTGGTTATGGGTGTGGTAAAACGTGGTAAAGATGAACCACTTATATTAGGTGCTGAACCTATATTGGTTACAGGTGTGGTAGACGTGGGTGATTATATAGTTACCAGTAAGAAAAAAGGTCATGGTAAAGCTATAAAACGAGGAACGTTGTTTAAAAAAGACTTATTTGGTAAAGTAATTGCGCAAGCTTTGGAGAGTGGTGTTGGTGAAAGTTATGCTATAAAAGCGATGATAAGAAAGATGTGAGTCATATTTATAATAAAGAAATTTATTATAACATATGGCAAAGATCCAGATTAAGAATAGCTTTATTACTAGTAGTGCGGATATTACTATTAGTAGCAGCTTGGTAAAATTTAGTGGGGGTATATCAGCTAAAAACATTACTGGTAGTTTTAGTGGATCTATACCACAATTATCTTCATATTTTAAGCAGGGAGGTAATAGTTTTGGTACTACGGCTACTCTTGGTACTAATGACAATCAAGCATTAACGTTTGAAACCAATAATAGTGAAAAGGTAAGAATTGCTAGTGATGGTAATGTTGGTATAGGTACAACAGTTCCCGCGTACATATTGGATATTAAAGGTGCATCGCCGAGAATTCATTTAAAAGAGACAAGCACATCATATTCAATTTTGGATATTGAATCAGGAGTCGCTGGTAGTTTTTATTTTGCTATAGACAATAGTGCTGGCACAGCTTTCGGTGGTACTGCTTATGCTGGCACAATTTATAAACAGGGGGCTTATCCAATTGCAATTTGGACAAATGCAGTTGAAAGAATGCGAATTACACAATATGGTGATGTTGGTATAGGTACAAACAATCCTGCTCATCAATTAGAAGTATACGATACAGTGGATAATCCGACATATGTAAGAATAAATAATCAAAATAGTGGTTCTTCTGCATATACAGGTGTAGATTTACAAAGTTATGGTGGTGGATGGCAAGTAAGAGTTCCAGCAAGTACTACATATGTAAATCCATTAGTTTTTTCATTTAACGCAGCTGAAAAAGTTAGAATTGCATCTGATGGTAATGTTGGTATAGGTACAAGTAGTCCAGGTGCTAAATTGCATGTAAGTGGTAGTAGTGCAACAAGCATTATTGATGGTTTGAGAATTGGAAGAGGTGCGGGTAATATTGTTACTAATACTGCTGTTGGAAATACTGCATTAAATGCAAATACGACAGGTGCAAGTAATAGCGCATTTGGTTATAGAGCATTGAGTCTAAATACAACAGGTACATCCAATGCAGCATTTGGTAGAGGAGCTTTACAATCTAATACAATAGGCGCAAGCAACAGTGCGTTTGGTTATGGCGCTTTAGTTAATAATACAACTGGTGATAATAATAGTGCGTTTGGTTATAAAGCATTAAATGCTAATACGACGGGCGATAGTAATACTGCTGTTGGTAATTCGTCTTTACAAGCTAATACAATTGGTTCTAGAAATGTTGCGATTGGTCGCGTAGCTTTATTTGCTAATACAACAGGTATTAATAATACTGCCGTAGGATATGGCGCTTTAAATGCAAATACTATTGGTAGAAATAATAATTCATTTGGTTCTTATTCATTAGTAACAAATACAACAGGCATTGATAACAGCGCATTTGGTCGAAGCGCTTTACAAAATAATACAATAGGTGTTAATAATAGTGCATTTGGAAGTTATGCTTTATTAAATAATACTACAGGCAATTATAATAGTGCATTTGGTAGCACTGCATTAAGATACAATACTACCGGCGTTAAAAACACAGCTGTAGGTACTAATGCTTTGTTTAATAATACAATTGGTTCTAATAATGTTTCTGTTGGTTTCCAATCAATGTTTTATAACACAACTGGAGGAAATAATAGCGCTTTTGGATATAGAGCTTTATTTGTTAATACAATAGGCAATCAGAATAGTGCTTTTGGTTATCGGTCATTATATCTTAACACAACAGGCAGTTATAATACCGCTGTAGGTCATCAAGCTTTATATTCTAATACATTTGGCGTATATAACACTGCTGTTGGTCGTACATCAATGCAGTTAAATACAACTGGTAAAAATAACGCTGCATTTGGTTATAGTGCTTTAAAAAATAATACAGTTGGTAACAATAATAGTGCATTCGGTTATCAAGCTTTAATCTCAAACATAAGTGGTACACAAAATAGTGCATTTGGTTATAGATCTTTATTTAGCAATACTATTGGTAATGAAAATAGTGCATTTGGATTTAAATCATTAAATAGCAATACTACAGGTAATTATAACACAGCCGTTGGACATTCTGCTTTATACGCCAATACATTTGGAATATATAATACTGCTGTTGGTCGTTCATCTTTATATAGTAATACCACGGGTAAATTTAACAGTGCATTTGGTTATAGCTCTTTAAATGCTAACATTGTTGGTTCTAAGAATAGTGCATTTGGTTATAGAGCGTTATTTAGTAACACTACAAATAGTAACAGCGCATTTGGATACAAAGCGTTATATAGTAATACAACTGGTTTCCTAAACAGTGCGTTTGGTTATAAAGCATTATTTTTAAATACTACAGGCATGGGAAATACAGCCGTTGGAAACAACTCTTTACACAACAATACAACTGGCAGTTATAATATTAGCGTTGGTAATGGTACATTATATGCTAATACAATTGGTTCTAAAAACAGTGCATTTGGTTATGGTGTTTTACAATTTAATACGACGGGTGTTAAAAATAGTGGATTTGGTTATTATGCTTTAAGATCAAATACAATAGGTGTTAATAATAGTGCGTTTGGTTCTGACGCTTTAAGAAACAATACAATTGGTGCAAATAATAGTGCTTTTGGTTATAGATCATTGAGATATAATACTACAGGTGGACAGAATACGGCTATAGGTCATAACGCTTTATTAAATAATACAATTGGCACTCTCAATGTTGCAGTTGGTGCAAATGCTTTATTTAGTAATACTACAGGTAGTGCTAATAGTGCATTTGGTAATTATGCTTTAATAAATAATGTAGTGGGTATTAATAATACTGCTGTTGGTTATCAATCGTTATATAGCAATACAACGAACAATAATAGTGCATTTGGTTATGCAGCTTTAAAAAATAATACAATTGGCACAAATAATAGTGCGTTTGGTTATCAAGCTTTACTTAGTAATACTACTGGCGCTCGTAATAATGCATTTGGTTATAAAGCATTATATAGCAATACAATTGGTACTGATAATACTGCTATTGGTTGGCAAGTTTTACTTGTTAATACTACAGGAATATCTAATACCGCAGTTGGACGTAGTGCATTAGAATCTAATACTATAGGTACTTATAATACTGCGTTTGGTCAGCTATCGTTGAGAAATAATACAATCGGCACTAATAACAGTGCATTTGGAACTTATTCGTTGACAAGTAATACGACTGGTATTTCTAACACTGCTGTTGGTTACGGTTCTTTATATCTTAACACAGTTGGTTATAATAATACGGCTGTTGGTTACACGGCGTTAAATAGTAATACATTAGGCACAAATAATACAGCGGTTGGTTATAGAACATTATCTCTTAACACAACGGGTATAAATAATACTGCTGTTGGTAAAGACGCTTTATATTATAACACAACAGGTAGTCGCAATAGTGCGTTTGGTTTTTATAGTTTATTTGGAAATACGACAGGCGCTGAAAACAGTGCTTTTGGATTTAGAGCTTTGTATGCTAATTCTACTGGTAATAGTAATAGTGCATTTGGTAGAGATGCTTTGTTATATAATACTGGTGGTGGTGCTAACAGTGCATTTGGTTACTCGGCTTTAAGCGCAAACACAACTGGTAATTATAATAACGCATTTGGTCATGGTGCTTTAGCTGGTAATACAATAGCGTCTGCTAATGGTGCTTTTGGATTTAGAGCTTTATTTAGTAATACAACAGGTGGATCTAATAATGCTTTCGGTTATTATGCTTTGAGACTTAATACTACTGGAGGAAATAATAGCGCATTTGGTAGATCAGCTTTACAAAATAATACAATTGGTACAAACAATACTGCTTTCGGACACACATCTTTAACGGCTAATACCACAGGAGTAAATAATACTGCGGTAGGATATCAATCTTTAAGAAGCAATACAAGTGGTATTTATAACAGCGCATTTGGTGTCAATGCTTTGATTTATAATACATTTGGTAATTACAACGCTTCATTTGGTTTAAATTCAATGTATACAAATGTAAGTGGTAATAATAATAGTGCATTTGGTTATGGAGCTTTATTTAGTAATACTACAAATAATAATAGTGCATTTGGTTTTGAATCTTTAAAAGCAAATACAACAGGTATATACAATAATGCGTTTGGTTATAAAACATTAAGATATAATACAATTGGTACTCATAATAGTGCATTTGGACATGCAGCTTTATTAAATAATACAACAGGTAAATTTAACAGTGCGTTTGGTTACTTGTCTCTTGCAAATAATACAATTGGTACAAATAATAGTGCATTTGGAAAAGGTGCATTGCAAAACAATACAATAGGTACTGACAATACTGCTGTTGGTTATGGATCGATTTTTTCTAATACAACTGGTGTTGAAAATACAGCAGTTGGTCAATCATGTGGTTATGATATAACTACTGGTAGATCAAATACAATACTTGGATTTAACACTGGTCGTGGTATTACCACAGGCAACTACAACACAATCCTCGGCGCAAACGTCACAGGATTAAGTGCCACAATTGCCAATAACATTATAATCGCTGACGGCCAAGGTAATAGAAGAATAAATGTTGATAGTAGTGGTAATGTTGGTATAGGTACAACAAGTCCTATTGTTAAATTGCAGGTTGTTGGTGCTAATGAAACTTCATTTGCAAGTGCATATACAGGCAATCCTGCTTTAATTGCATTATATGGTACAGACGCTTATAATTCAGGTACAGCCGGTGGTGGTGTATTTTTTGGAGGAAAATTTAATAGTTCTGACAATACTACAGCTTTTGCAACTATATCGGGTATAAAAGAAAATAGTACTGATACAAATTTTGCTGGCGCATTGACATTTATGACCAGAACAAATGGTTCTGGAGCTACTGTAGCAGAAAGAATGCGTATCTCTAGTACTGGTATTGTTGGTATAGGTACAACAAGTCCGGCTAATAGTAAATTACATATTTATGCTGATCATGTCAGCGGTCATTCAGTATTAAAAATACAAACAATAACAGCTATAGCAAGTGGTGGTGTACCAAGTTTAGCATTTTTTGATAGTGATGGAACAAGAAATACTTTGGTATATGTTGCATCAGATGGCACATATTTAGCAAATGAAGTAAACAAACCAATTATATTCAGCACAAATAGTACACAAAAAATGACCATTGCATCAACTGGTTTAGTGGGTATAGGTACCACCGTGCCAGCATCATTATTGCATGTTTATTCTACTTCATCTGAACCCACGATTAGATTAACATCAACATCAGGATCAGCAAAAACATATGGATTGGTTTGCAACACGGCGTGGGCACCAGGTTCATTTCATATTTATGATTATACTGCTGATGCTACCAGAATTCACATTTCAAGTGGTGGAAATGTTGGTATTGGCGTAGGAGCAACAAGTCCTGCTGCTAAATTATATGTAGTATCATCGGATATTCCTATAGCTAGATTTGATGGTTCTAGTGTTGCTTCCAGTGGTGCTACTGAAATTGATGTTTTAGGCCCACAATCAAATGGTGATTTAAATTTAGGAATCGGCGGTTCTACTTTTAATGAAGCTGCTAATAATATCCAAAATAAAGGATATATTACAACAGGAACTGGTTTAACTGGTTTAAATTTAAGATCGGATGCTGGATATGTTCAAATAACAACGGGTGGTACTGCTTCATCTAATGAAAGAATGCGTATTACTAGTGATGGTAAAGTTGGTATAGGAACAAGTAGTCCTGTTACTCGATTTCAAGTGTCAGGTAGTGCTACAATAGGTGGATATAATACATTTTATTTTGGTACAGGTGTTACTTCATTTAACATCACAGCTCCTCTTTATCCAGTGTTAGCATTTTATTATGGTACAAATTTTGCAGGTACAGTAACCGGATATTCAGATCATATAGGACTTAACACAGGAGCCGGAGGTTCAAAATATATTTCATTTGAGCCGGGTGATTCTGAAAAAATGCGTATTACAGCAGCAGGCGGTGTTGGTATAGGTACAACAAGTCCTGGCCAAATACTTGATGTATATCAAACAACAAATGATGTTGTTATACGATCAAAAACTACAGCCGCAGGTGCTTATGTTTATTTAGATACAGGCGTTGCTGATTTTTATGGTATTAATTTATTAAATGCTGGAACAAGTAAGTGGTTTGTTGGTGGATATGGAACGACATCATTTACAATTACAAAAGGTATTGGTGTAAATGAATATTTTCGTATTGATACAAATGGTAATGTTGGTATTGGTACAACAAGTCCTGGTAGTAAACTAAATGCTTATGGTAGTGGAAGCAATCTAAGTGTATTTAAAGTTGACGGTGGAAACGGAACGTTATTTGAAGTAACAGATCAATTGAGTGGTAGTTTGTTTAGTGTAAATGATATTACTGGTCTACCTGTAATGGAAGTATTTAGTAACTACAATGTAATTATAGACAAAATTACAGTGGGTAGAGGTAATAAAAATGTATCTAATACATCGCCACTTACAAATACAGTTGTAGGTTATCAAGCATTAAATACAAATACTACAGGTGTCAATAATAGTGCATTTGGATTTAGATCTTTATACAGTAATACAAATGGTTCTTATAATAGCGCATTTGGTGGATACGCTTTAAAAGCAAATACAACTGGCAGATTTAATAGTGCTTTTGGTTATAAAGCGTTATTATCAAATACTACTGGCACAAATAATAGTGCATTTGGTTATTATGCTTTAAAATCAAATACATTTGGTAAATATAATAACGCGTTTGGTTTCGCTGCTTTAAGCTTAAATACAACTGGATCACGTAACAGTGCATTTGGTCATGCTGCTTTATCAGCTAATACCACAAACAATAACACAGCAGTTGGTTATGCCGCTTTGGCTGGTAATACAACTGGTATTAATAGTGCATTTGGTTTTTATGCATTAAATGCAAATACAACAGGTAATAGAAATAGTGCATTTGGTTATAGCGCATTAGCAAGCAGCACTCAGGGATCTGGTAGCGTTGCTTTTGGACATAATGCGTTAAGAACTAGTAGTGGCCCTAGTAATTTTAATGTAGCAATAGGCGCAATATCATTGTTTAATGCTGTTGGTCCCGGACAAAATACAGCAGTTGGTTATAAAGCAGGATTTGATGTATCAGCTGGTACCAATCTAACC